ACGGTATGTTGCTCTATGTGCTAATCCTGGGAACCTTTTAAATGCTTCGGCAAATACTGGGTTATCTAGTTTGTAGCGTAGAGGATACTTATGTGCGTCTTCTTCAATTTCTTCAACTTTGATTAATTCAAGGCCTGTTATGTGCTCTGGGGATGATAACGTTGAAACTTCTTCAGTAATAGTAATGGGAACCTTGGGTTCTTCATAGTCTTCAGATGAAACTAGATCATATATTATTTGATTGTTCTGATTTGTCTTAGGAATATCTTCACTTGATGAGATTAGGTCTATTTGATTACCATCTTCTTCGGAAGATTCAATTAGGCTTATGATTACTTGTGTAGGTGTAGCTGATTTATTCTCTGGGATACTGACGGTATCAGAGGAAGAATCCAAGATAACAACAGAGGCTTTGGTCTTTGGAACTTGTTTTGTATCTTCTTCTATACTAAGAGGTACGCTCCCCTCTTGAGGGTTTATGCTTTGCATTCTAATAGTGGAATCGATGTATTTCGGGGAATCTATTTTGGCTTGTATTGTGTGGGCTATGTTAGGAAGTTGAATTATATTCATTTTCTTGACAAAGTTATAATCTTTGTAAACGATTATTCTTTCATTTCCATCAGGACTTATAGTCTTTTTGGCAAAGTTATATTCGGTTTGACTCCATCCTAATCTACTTGATAAAAAGTCAAGAATTTTTCGACAGTAGATAGGGTCAATCTCGTCTGTAGCATTAGAACAATCACTTTCATAGAACCACGAGTTGAATAATGGTGTGTTAAGTCTTCGTTTCATTGTTTCGTAGCCTTCGTTATAAATATCAGCATTTTTGCTATGCATTTTATAACCTGCTTCAAACAAAGGAATGTTTTTTAATATCATTGTTAGTTGATTGTTGATTCGTGATAGTATAGACGAAGTTACTGCGCTGGTTTTGGTCAGGAATCTTAACTTGCCGCCTCGTTCTTTTATAATAAGAGGATGGAGCTCGCATTGTTGATATTCCGGCTCATAGCTGGCTAAATTAACTTCATTCCACCAGTCGTCCTTAGACATTTCTCTTTCTTGAATTCCTTTTGCGACCATTCTTCGACGGAAGAATTCGTATGCTCCACCCTCCGCTAGGGTGTGTTCTATACATGCATTCCTGTTGTAAGTGGGTCCTGCTCTTTTAGCAATGTTAAATTGTAGAGTCGGGCATGATTGCATAAGATAGTTCAAGTAATGGTTAAGTTCCTTCTCGATGGCAGGAGTGAATTTGCTTTCTTTGGGTCTTGTTAGTCGAAGTAATGAGTCTTGAATGAAGTTGTCATTTATGGTAGATGATTCTGCCAGTTCGTCGAGTACTTGTTGATGATATCGATTATAATCTTTTTCATTTGTGTACGCTTTAGTATACGATGCACGAGGTTTTTTAATCTTTGGTCTTTGGATAATTTCATCTTCAAGTATCGGAAGGGATCTTGCGAAATTCGAAACTATGCGGAGTTTCCTGTATCTCTGCTTTGCGTTTCTTAATCTATTCATACGGATTAGGATTTTCATAGCGGAGGGTACTACGAAATGGTTTCGATTTCTAATAGATTTTTCGATTGGGACTTGTACCGTTTCTTTTAATTTTTTGATAGTTGCTGGTTGGTCTATCTTATTTTTATTATATACAAG